CTGCTGAGAGAGTTACGCACATCATGCGTAAGTCTAAAAATGAACTAAAGAAACTACAAGTAGCTGGTTTCTACTGTGACGTAGAGCTAGGAGAACCTAGTAATTTACACACTGACGTAGAAAAGAAAAAAGCGGATGAGCAGGGTTACTCAGTAACTGACGATGACCGCTACCAGATTTATGAGATTCAAGTTGACTATGACTTACCTGGCTATGAAGATGAAGACGGTATTGCTTTACCTTACATCATCACGATTGACGTTGGAACTAACAAGATTCTTTCAATCTATAGAAACTGGAATGAGGCAGATAAGAAGCGCCTTAAGCGTCAGCATTTTGTTCAGTACGATTATGTACCCGGCTTTGGTGCTTATGGCTTTGGTTTCATACACCTTATTGGTGGTTATGCCAGAGCCGGTACTTCTATTATTAGACAGCTTATTGACGCTGGCACACTAAGTAATCTCCCAGGAGGAATGAAATCCCGTGGCCTACGGGTTAAGGGAGATGACACCCCTATCGCGCCAGGCGAGTTCCGTGACGTAGACGTACCAAGCGGGTCTATCAAAGACAACATCATGATGCTTCCATATAAGGAACCATCTCAGGTCTTGGCCGCTTTACTAGATAAAGTCACCGAAGAAGGCCGCCGTTTAGGTTCTATTGCTGACATGAACGTCAGTGACATGAGCGCTAACGCTCCCGTGGGAACTACTTTAGCTCTATTAGAACGTCAGTTGAAAACGATGTCTGCGGTGCAGGCACGGGTTCACTACTCTATGAAGCAAGAGTTCAAGATCCTAAAGGCGATCATTCGTGACTATGCTCCTACAGAGTATGAGTACGAACCGTCTTCTGGCACCCGCATGGCTAAACAGGAAGACTATGACATGGTGGATGTGATCCCTGTGTCTGATCCTAATAGTTCTACGATGGCTCAACGCATCATGCAGTATCAAGCTGTGATGCAGATGGCTCAGCAAGCTCCCCAGATCTACAACTTACCTAATCTCCATAGACAAATGATTGAGGTTTTGGGTATTAAGAATGGCGAGAAGTTAGTCCCAACTCCAGACGATGAAGAGCCAAGAGATCCTATCTCCGAGAACATGGCGTTCTTGAAGGGTGAGCCTACTAAAGCGTTCATTTATCAGGATCAAGATGCTCACATTGCGGCTCATACGACGTTTATGCAAGATCCAATGATTGCAGCAACGATGGGACAGAACCCTATGGCCCAGCAAATGATGGCCGCTGTTCAGGCGCACATCGCAGAACACCTAGGATTCTTGTACAGACGCAAAATTGAAGAGCAAATGGGTGTTCCATTGCCTCCTCCAAACGAAAAACTGCCAGAAGATGTGGAAGTTCAGTTGTCAAAACTCATTGCAGAGGCAAGTGCCCAGCTTTTACAGACAAATATGGCAGAAGCTCAGCAAAAACAGGCTCAACAACAGGCGCAAGACCCCTTAATTCAGATGCAACAGGCTGAATTGCAGATCAAAGCTGAGGAAGTTAAGCGTAAAACTGCAAAAGATCAGGCGGATATGGCGCTGGCGCAGGCTAGATTGCAAATTGATGCTCAAAGAATCCAAGCAGAAGGCCAAAGAGAGGCTATGCGCCTGCAATCCCAGCAGAAACAGACTGAACAGAAGATTAAAGCTGATGTTATTACCAAAATGTCAAGAAAATAAGGGTGGAGAACTGCGATGGAATTGAAAATATTTGATGTTTTGAACCAGAAAATCAATGAACGGGTTCAGGATTTAAGTGGATCTTTATGTGACGGCGTAGCTAAAGACTATGCCGATTACAAAGGAATGTGCGGAGTAATCAAGGGTCTACGAACCGCACAGTTTGAGTTAAATGACCTTTTAAGAAAAATTAAGGATGATGACGATGAGTGAATTTGATGTGTCTGCTGTTGATCTATCTGGTGTTTTGAATAAAGACCCAGTAGAAAAAGCAAGACAGGTGCCCGATCCCGTTACTTACCATATTCTTTGTATGCTTCCCAAAGCCGAAGAGGAATTTAGCGAAACCGGCATCCTAAAATCTGCAACTGCAATGCACCATGAAGAATTGCTTTCTCCCGTCTTGTTTGTAGCCAAAATTGGCCCAGACGCTTTCAAAGACGAAAAACGATTTCCTTCAGGCGCTTCCTGCAAAGTTGGAGACTTCATCATTACGCGCCCCAATACTGGGACACGTATGAAAATACACGGTACCGAGTGGCGACTAATCAATGACGACAGCATTGAAGCGGTAGTCCAGGATCCCCGTGGAATTCAACGACCAAACTTTTAAGGAGTAACTCATGGCCGAAATTGAAAAGCAAGAATTTAGTTTTCCAGATGAGGTGGAAAAGAAACCAGAGGCTGAAGACGATGGCGGAGTAGATGTAGAGATTGAAGTCTCTAATAAGAAAGAGCCAGAGCAAGAAGCCAAGAGCGAAGACGATGAGATTGAGAGATACGACGAAAAGGTTAAGAAACGTATCTCCGACTTACAGTCTGGCTTTCACAACGAACGTCGCCGTGCGGAAGAAGCCGCTAGAGAGAAGGATGAAGCCCTAGCTTTTGCCCAATCTATAGCTGAAGAGAACAAAAAGCTAAAAGGTTCTTTAAATGTAGGACAGACTGCCCTACTAGAGCAGGCTAAAAAGGTAGTGTCAAATGAGGTGGATGATGCCAAAAGACGTTACAAATTAGCTTACGAATCAGGTGATTCTGATGCTTTGGTTGAAGCTCAGGAGTTATTGACATCGGCCAAAATTAAGATGGATCGTGTAAATAATTTCAAACCTGCTTTACAAGATGAAGAAAGTAATGTAAAAATCGCACCTAGGGAAGTCCCTCGTCAGCCGCAAGCAGACCCTAAAGCTGCAAGATGGCAAAGCGAGAATTCTTGGTTCGGTAGTGATGATGAGATGACCAGCTTTGCTCTGGGCTTGCATACCAAGCTCATTAAGAATGGAATCGACCCTAACTCCGACGAATATTATGCGAAGATAAATTCGCGAATTCGCCAAGTGTTTCCAGAGAACTTCGATCTGGACAACAACGAAACGGAAACTCCACAGAGTCAATCCGCTCCTCGTCAAAAATCGAATGTCGTCGCACCTGCGACAAGGAGCACCTCATCTTCCAAGATCAGGCTCACTCCATTTCAGGTAACGATGGCTAAAAAGTTCGGCGTATCCCACGAACTTATGGCTCAAAAAATTGCAGAATTAAGAAAAGGTAATTGATATGTCTGAAAATCAAACTCGCGCTAAACGTGAAACTGAAAGCCGTGAAGCTTATGCCCGTCCAAAACATTGGATGCCGCCCCAGCTCCTGCCTGATCCTCATCCAGAGCCAGGTTATGCTTTCCGTTGGATCCGTGTTAGTACCTTGAATAAACAAGACGCTACCAATATTTCTTCAAAACTGCGCGAGGGCTGGGAACCTGTAAAGGCTTCTGACCATCCTGAAATCCGTTTGTTTGGATCTGACAGTAATGCACAGTTTCCAGATAGCGTCCAAGTCAGTGGTCTGTTACTTTGCAAAACACCCGTGGAATTTACTGAACAGCGTAATGCGTACTATCGCAATCAAGCGGAAGCGCAAATGCAATCAGTTGACAACACATACATGCGCGAAAATGATCCACGGATGCCTATGTTCAAAGAACGTAAGTCCACGGTCACTTTCGGAAAAGGTACTTAAATTTTTTTGGAGACTTAAAATGTCAATGACCAATACCCCCTATGGCCTACGAGCCATTAACCGTAACGACGGCATGCCCTATGCTGGCGCTACGAGTCAGTTCTTAATCGACCCCGCTGGTGAAGGTACTAACTTGTTCTTTGGACAAGCAGTTATCATTGGCGCTGACGGTTATATCGCTTTGTCCACTGCTACCGGCGCAGATTTGACTACCAATAATCTTGGTGGTACAGATATGGGTGCTTGGGGCGTTTTTGTTGGTGCTTCATACATCAACGCACAAGGTCAGCAGATTTACGGTCAGTACTACCCCTCCGGCACAACCGGCGTGGTGACTGCATACGTGATCACTGACCCTAACGTGACTTTCCAAGCTCAATTGGATGGCCAAGTTACTCAAGCCGCTCTTGGCGCAAACACTTTCTTTGCCGCAGTTCAGTCTACTTCTACAGGTAACACCCGTACAGGTAACTCTACCAGCGCCTTGGAAAGCACAGTAGTTACTACTGCCGCCGCGTTCAAGATCATCGGTTTTGCCTCCCCATTGACTGATACTTACACTGAAGTGTTTGTTAAGTTCAATCCCGGCGCTTCCGCTTTCACTAACGCCGTTGGCATCTAAGGAGCTAAATCATGGCTATTTCACGCGCACAACTGCTCAAAGAATTACTCCCCGGCTTGAACGCTTTGTTCGGTCTTGAGTACGCTAAATACGGCGAAGAGCACAAAGAAATCTACGAAACAGAGTCATCTGAGCGTAGCTTCGAAGAAGAGACAAAGTTGTCTGGCTTTGCTGCCGCACCTGTCAAGAACGAGGGCTCAGCCATCGCTTATGACAATGCACAGGAAGCATTTACTGCACGTTACACACACGAAACCATTGCGATGGGCTTTGCCATCACAGAGGAAGCTGTGGAAGATAACTTGTATGACTCTTTGTCTTCACGTTATACCAAGGCTCTGGCCCGTGGTATGGCTTACACAAAACAGGTTAAAGCCGCTTTTGTGTTGAACAACGCCTTTACTGGCTCTGGCATAACCTACGGTGACGGCGTTACTTTGTGTAACACTGCCCACCCACTGGTTTCTGGTGGTGTTAACAGTAACACTCCATCTACTCCTTCCGATTTGAATGAGACTTCTCTTGAGAATGCCGTTATTCAGATCGCCGCTTGGACAGATGAGCGTAGCTTGTTGATCGCCGCTAAGCCTAAGAAGTTGGTGATTCCACCTGCTCTGCAATTCGTTGCTACTCGTTTGCTCGAAACCGAACTCCGTGTTTCTACAGCCGACAATGATATCAACGCTTTGAAGAACAATGGTTCCATCCCTGAAGGCTATACCATTAACCACTACTTGACAGACACCAATGCTTGGTTCCTGTTGACTGATGTGCCTAATGGTTTGAAGCACTTCATCCGTACTCCTATGTCTACTGGCATGGACGGTGACTTTGACACAGGTAACGTTCGTTACAAAGCCCGTGAGCGTTACAGCTTCGGTGTGTCAGATCCATTGGGTATCTTCGGTTCGCCCGGAGCCTAATAGGTCTAAAAAAAAGGGGAGCTTCGGCTCCCTTTTTTCTTGCATTGGTTTAAACGTAGTGGTATAAATACACATCCGGGGTTTTCCGGTGCATTAGACAGTCCCGGCTGACGACATACAGACTAATGCACTTAACTTGTATGTAAGGAAAAATCATGGCATTGACCACATTCTCCGGCCCAGTCAAATCGTTAAACGGTTTTATCGGCGGCACAGCAACCTCCCCCATTGCAGTAACAACTGCTGGCAATATTTCTGAATCTTACGCTACGACATCTGCCACCACTGGCGATACACGTTTGTCGTATAACCGGTTGACTTTTACCTCTACAGGTTCAGGCGAAACATTTCGTGCTTTGACCCGAGTAACGGGTGCTAACGGCGCTACAGGCGGCACAATCAACGGTGCTCATATCTCTACTTCAATTAACACGGGCGGCACAATTTCTGGTGCGGCTAACGCAATCCGTGCAACCATTGGTGCTGCTGTTGCCGCTCCCGGCGGTACATTGGCTGCTTTGCAGTTGGATACTGACTTTGCTTCTGGCACAACTCTTGGTGCTGAAAGTGCTTTCATCCGCGTAACTGACTCGGGTGCTGGCACAGGCAAGATGACTCGCTTGATGAACGTTGGTACAGGTACAGGCTTGTTCACTGCGGCTACTAGCTCAAGCACTTTGGCTGGTGGCCTCAGAGTTCGTATTGCCGGTGCTGATTACTTTTTGGTTGTTGCTAGCGCAGTAGCCTAATGCAGATCACCAAGGAATTCTTGGAGACTGAGATTCGTGAACTTGAGACTGAAACACAGAAAGCGCAAACTTTTTTGACTCAGGCTCAAGCCACAATCCAAGCGTACAAGATGCTTATAAACAGGCTAGACGCACCGGAATTGGAGCAGCAAAATGACGATGCAATATGATGTAAAACAAGGGCACTTAAATCAAAGCGGTTTTTTTGTACTTGGGCGCAACCGTGTAAAAGGCGTTTCTTTTTACGGTGGCAGCGGAACTTTGGTTTTGTTTGATACAACCACAGCCCCAGTAACTTCAAGCGTAACTTATGCTCGTACAAACACGGTTGTAACTGTTACCAAAACTGCTCACGGGTTGTCAACTGGAAACGTTGTTGGTATTCACTTTGCCAGCAATGCAGGCGTTTCAGCCACAGACGGTAATTACACAATTACTAAGACAGGCGCTGACACGTTTACGTTAAATGACATTAACACTGGAAACATAACTTCTACTGCGGCTTTGTATGTCAGTGGCGCAAATCGTTGGTTAATGACTTACGAAACCCATTCATCAGATGAATTCCAAAACGCCCCCATGATTCCCGGCGAAGGCGTGTTGGCAGTCAATGGGATTTATGCCTACATGAGCGCAATTGACGCGGCGCAGATTTATTATGGCTAAGTCTCCAGCATGGCAGAGGAAAGAGGGCAAGTCCGAGAAGGGCGGTTTAAACGCCAAGGGTCGGGCCTCCGCGAAAGCGCAAGGTATGAACTTGAAACCTCCCCAGCCGGAAGGCGGCTCTCGGCGCGACTCTTTCTGTGCGAGGATGGGCGGGATGAAAAAGAAGCTAACCTCTGCCAAGACCGCCAACGATCCAGATTCAAGAATCAATAAAGCTCTTAGAGCTTGGAATTGTTAAGGAAGTGCTATGAAACGCAGTATTAATGAATACGATCCAAATCGTGGTGGTGGTGGCGGCGGCGGTTCTTCCTCACCAACAAGCGGCGGCGTTGGTGGCGCTAAACCTAAAACAAAAACATTTCCTGATAAATATACTTTTGATCGAATTACTGGTTCACGTTCTGCAAAAGATTACAAAGAAAGAGAACGAGAGCCGGAAATAACAGGTCAATTAAATTTTGGTTCTCCACGCCAAAGTAGTAGCAATAGAACTCCAAGGATGAGTGATGATTATTCACGCGGAGGAAAGGTGCCTGCTTCTAAACGCGCTGATGGTATAGCCCAACGTGGCAAAACAAAAGGTCGGATGTGCTAGATCTAAACACCGCTTGGTCTGCCGTCCTGTCCTTAGTGATTGGATTGTTAGGCTATATGATGAATGAAAAGTTCAGGGAGCTGGCTCGTGTCACGATCCTGTTGAACAAAACTCGTGAGGAGGTTGCCCGTGATAACGTTACTCAAGCAGAAATTGACAAAATTACTAACCACATTGACCAACGTTTTAACAAGCTTGAAGCAAAAATTGACCAGCTTCTTTCAGCGGGGAAATGATGCCGAGCACAAGTAAGAAGCAACACAATTTCATGGCCGCGATAGCTAATTCGCCATCGTTTGCTAAGAAAGCCGGAGTGCCTACATCAGTGGGTAAAGACTTTGTAACTGCCGATAAAGGCAAGAAATTTTCTAAAGGTGGCGATATGAAAAAGATGAACATGGGCGGATATGCAGATGGCGGCATGCCAATGGTTATGAAAGATGGAAAAAAAGTTCCGTCTTTTGCCGCTGACGGCGTAGGCAAAATGGCTAAAGGTGGCATGGCCCACAAAGATGTCAAGATGGATAAGAAGATGATGCAAAAGGCCGTGAACAAACACGAAGGCCGTTTGCACAAAGGTGCAACCATGACTAAACTTGCCAAAGGTGGAGTGGCTCCATCTAAAATGGGCGCAGTAAAGACTGGTAAAACTCCCAATGGTGTTGCTACTAAAGGCAAAACCAAGGGCACAATGATTGCAATGAAACGCGGCGGCATGGCCTGCTAAGGAGTTGATATGGCTACCAAAAAACCAATGAAGAAATTTAAACGCTTTGATGAGGGTGGCCCAGTTGATGAGGCAACCGCTAAGCAACGTGGCTTAAACGCTTCTAACAAAGAAGCTCCCGTAGGTTTCTTTGAGCGTATTCGCGCAGGTAACATTGACGACCCCTCCTCTGAAGCTTACAAGCGCTTTGGTGCTGGCCGTGGTCGCGCTACTGCCGCAACAACTACCGAGAGTAAACCTCAGATTGTTCCGCGTATTCCACCTGCACCAAGAATGCCCTCTCCTAATGAAGAAAGCGGGAAGATGCAAAACTTGATTTCAGCGGGTTCTGATTTTAGTAGTAGAAATCAAGATGAGGGATACAGACCAAATGCAGGTACGGCAAGCGAACGCGCTATGCTTGAAGGCGCATTTGACTCGGATAAAATTACTGAAAATACTGGCCCCCGTACAAAGCCAATTGTAAAAACTCCAGTTAAGCCTGTTGCGTCTAAACCTAAAGAGACAAATAAGTCTCCTCAGTATGCAGGCGCAATGCGCGGTATGCGAAGTGATGCTGGCACAAGCCCTCCTATTGCTACACATGGTGGCCCTCGTGATGAAGAGAAGGCTGCCAATAAAATGAACATCCCCAAGATGCGCGATGATGCTAAGAAAGCTTTGGAAGAAGATCCAAGTGCTTTGATGATGGGCGGTGGTGCCGCTGCCGCCGCCGCCGCCGCATTGTTAGCAAAAACTAAATTGGGTAAGTTTGGCAAATTGTTTAAACGCGCAAAAGCATCAGATGCCAAAAGACTAGAGCGTCCAGGCACAGTAACTGGCAAAGACTTTCTTGTTCGTGACTACGAAGGCGCGGCAAAAGCTGGATCTAAAGGCGCTCCCAAAAAGCAATTGGGTTATAGCAAAGACACTGACGTAACTGATGTTACCGCCAAGAAACGCGGCGGCGCAGTTAAGAAGTATGCTTCCGGTGGAATGGTTTCATCTGCCTCTAAACGTGCTGACGGTATTGCCACTAAAGGCAAGACTCGTTGCAAGATCTGCTAAAGGAGTTCATTATGTTTACCATGGGATCAAGATTATTAGCGGCGGCACCTATCATGGGTGGTCTATATGCCAAAGGCAAAAAAGATGAGGCTGATAAAAAATCTAAAGAAGAGTTAGACGAAAAAGTTAGACAAGGGAATAAAAACCCTGGCAATGAAGGTCGTCGTAAAGCCGCAATGCCGCCAGAGTCTACTGACGATAGCGATAAAGCTAACGCTAACATTTTTACCAAAGAAAAACGTATGCCTCCATCTCCTCGTGAGATGGCTAAGGGCGGTAAAGTTTCTTCTGCATCTAAACGTGCTGATGGTTGCATTACTAAAGGTAAGACTAAAGGTACAATGATTACCATGAAAAATGGTGGGATTTGCTGATATGTTAGCCAGCCGTGGAATGGGAGCCATCCTCCCCAGTAAGATGCCCAAAGGCAAGCGTAAAGCTCGTCGGGATAATACTGACTTCACGCAATATGCTGAAGGCGGCGAAGTAAAGTCCAAGGTAAACGAAGCTGGTAACTATACCAAGCCTGAGTTACGTAAACGGATCTTTAACAGCGTTAAAGCCGCCGCAGTACAGGGTACGGGTGCAGGCCAGTGGTCAGCTCGTAAAGCTCAGCTAATGGCTAAACGCTACAAAGCCGCAGGTGGTAGATATAAATGAAAGCACCACAGCAATCCCTCAAAGATTGGGGCGACCAGAAGTGGCGCACCAAGAGTGGAAAGCCGTCAAGTAAAACAGGTGAGCGATACTTACCAGAGAAGGCTATTAAGTCTTTGTCTCCGCAAGAATATGCGGCTACAACCAAAGCCAAACGTGCTGGCAAGGCATCTGGCAAACAGTTTGTAGCTCAACCTAAAGCAATAGCAAAGAAAACGGCAGGATTTAGATGAGCACTACTGGATCAACGCTTTTCAATATGGACTTCACGGAGATTGCTGAAGAGGCATGGGAACGTGCTGGCCGTGAGATGCGGTCT